AGTACTTAAGGGGTTTCTTCGGAAGCCCCTTTCCCTTTTCTTTTTTATACAATTCTTTTTATTTTTTTTTAACTATAGGAATGTTTCATGGCTATATTCAGAGGTGTAGGTGGCTCAGGAGATTCATCGGACAATTCCTTTCTACAGGAAGTAACTGCTCAGGCTAATGCCGCTAGTGCTTCCGCAGTCCTTGCACAAGCCTCAGCAAACTCTATACTCACGCTTACAGCCGCTACAGGCGCGGCAGGTTCTAGTGCGTCCTATAATGCTTCTACAGGTGTTTTAACAATACCTAGAGGAGACACAGGAGCTACAGGCGCAACGGGAGCTACGGGTGCAACAGGAGCTACAGGAGCGCAAGGTCCTGCGGGTTCTGATGCAAGCGTAACAGCCGCTAATGTTACTGGTGTCCTTACGGGCGGCACTGGTATCTCTATAGCGAGTAATGGTACTATTACCAATGATTCACCAGACCAGACAGTAGCCTTGACAGGTACAGGTGCTACTACAATAACTGGTACATATCCTAACTTTACCATCAATAGTGTAAACACAACGTACATTGTAGGTGATGGTGGTTTAACAACAAATGATTTTACAGACGCTGACCACAGTAAGCTAAATGGTATTGAGGCTAATGCTACTGCTGACCAAACAGGAGCAGAGATAAAGTCAGCCTATGAAGCTGTATCAGATACTAATGCATTTACTGATGCAGAAAAAACAAAGCTATCAGGCATAGAAACAAGCGCAGACGTAACGGATACAACTAACGTAACTGCCGCAGGTGCTTTAATGGATTCAGAAGTAACTAACCTAGCGCAGGTTAAGGCTTTTGATTCTTCTGATTATCTAACAACCCATCAAGACATTTCAGGTAAAGCTAACTTATCAGGTGCTACGTTCACAGGTACTATCACAGCACCTAACGTAGACATAAGTACAACAGGCAGTGTTACTACTAATATTGCTACAGGTGGTAATAACGGCAATGCAACAGACGTTAAGGTTGTAAATATAGGAACTGGTTATGGTACTGGTTTTTTTGCAGGGCTTTCTACAACCATTAACATGGGCAGTCAGTCATCTAACGCAAAAAATATATTCAACATAGGTAATGGCACTACTTCAGGAGATGGCGAAAACACCATAAACCTTAAAGGTAATGTTAATGTAGATGGCACTATTACTGGCTGGTCTCCTTATTACAAATCTAGCGAAGTACGGCTCGGTGGCACGACAAGCTACTTGTATTTAAATACATCAGACCAAGACTTAGGTCAATACACTACTATTTATCATCCTACAACACCTGTAGAGACTAGTCGTCATGTTGATGTGGAGTGGTCTACTTATTGGAATTATACTAGCTCAGTAAACGACATAAGATTAACCTTACAGCTTACCGTACCTTCGGGAGCGACAACGCACACATTAGGCACTGTTACAGAGCAATCAACTTCTGGTCCTTATAGCATAAGAACAAGCAGTGAAGAGTGGTACTATGTTTCAGATGATAAAACACATTTATTTACTCAGTTTGGCAGAGTTTCACAGGTTAGCACTGGTGGGTCAATAGAGCATACTATTCGAGCTTCTCAATATGACCCTACCACAAATAGAACTTACTTTTGCTCTACTAATTCTACAGCGGCAATGTCTACAGGCGATACAGCTTATTGGCATCCCTATGCGTGGGAAAGTGCAGGTACAACTCTCATTCAAAGCTACGACATTACTGAAAGATACAGGTCAGGAATTGATAGGAACAAGGTATCTTTTAAACTTGCGTTTACGGATGCTACATTGGCTTTTAAACTAAAAATAAAAGAACTTGCTTCGGGTGATACCGCACAAGTAAGAGACAGTACAGCAAGACTAACAAGCGTGGGGTTATAGGTATGATTGTAGCATACACTAAATTAAACAGTGAAGGTAGGCTAGAGGAAGTAGTCCATCAAGAATGTGCTACTAGGGAAGAAGCTATAGCAGTGGCTGAAGCATTAGTTTTAGCATCAGTAGATAATGATACTATTATGGATGTAATCCGTGGCACTCGATACAGTGATACTGAAATAGTTTATAACGTAATACACGAAATACCTCGATAATTCTTAGGAGAATATTATGGTAACGGAAGAAACAAAACAAGCTGTAGACGTATTCGCGGCATCCACAGGAGTGATGTCACTAGCGGCTTGGTTGCCTCCCGTTGCTAGTATCTTTACTATTATCTGGTTAGGTATTCGTATCTATGAATCAGAAACAGTACAGAAGTTGTTGCCTAAGAAATGAAAAAGTTATTTTGCTTACTAATGCTGTTGTCTTGGGTAGCACTTGGGGACAACGCTCAGGAAGGTAGTTTGAATACGTACCACGGTTCTAACTCGACTACCAACAGTAACAATAATACACAGGATGATTCAGTAAGTAATACGTACAACGGAGCAGGAAGCAGTAGTGAAATACCAGTAGGTTCTGCAATCACTCCTAGTTACATGAGTAATGGTATGGACACCTGCCTTAAGGGTACAGGTGGTTCATTACAAACAGTAGGCGTAGGGTTTAGTAGCGGTACTTATGATGTTGACCCTGAATGTAACAGACGTAGGGACGCTAAGGTACTAGCTGACTTAGGTATGAAGGTAAGTGCAGTAGCACGTATGTGTCAAAGCACTGACGTATGGAAGGCAATGTTTGTATCAGGTACACCTTGTCCCCTACTGAACAACGGTAAGCTAGTCGTAGGTAAACGTGCTATGTTAGTTATGAAACGCCAACCAGATACTTACATACCAGACTACAACAAGAAAACAAAAGATTGGTACAATACTGTATTAAACATAGGAGGAGAGGACACAGATGAAGAAGATACTATTATCTCTATTAGTGCTAAGTTCCGTAGCTCACTCAAGTGAGTATGACGAACTACTAGACTCAAGCACTGCCATAGTCGATAAGATTAACACTGGCATCCTTCTAGTGGGCGCAGGTATGGAGTACGCCAATCAGGGTGACGCTTTGTCTGATGGTACTCTATCTACTACAGCACACATACAGGAAGCACAGGTACAAGCGTACAATACTGCTTTGACTAACTTTGCTACTAACTATCAACCATACGGTGACGTTAAGGCTGTATTAGAAAACAAGGCTGTAGTAGAACTAGAGCTTATGGACGATGCTATTGATACGTTTACTGAGGCTGTTGTGAATATGTCTACAGCAATACAGGTAGCTGAGAAAGTAGAAGAAGCCAGTACTCCTGACCAAGAAGCTGAAGTGCAGACATTTGTAGTAGACAACGTAGAAGTCCTACAGATTGAACAAGAGACTGTTGACACATACAATCAGTCAGTGGATGACATCGAGACTCATGCTAACAACGCTAGTGCTTATCTAGCTGTAGCTAACTCAGAAGAAGCTGTAGCATTCCTAGAGCAAGGCGTTGAGAATGCTAACACTACAGCGGAACAGACTAACATCTTTTATGACGCTAACGCACAGTGGGTGTCTATGGGTTACAACACTACACGTAACCTAACGGCTGTATACCTTAACGGTAATGACAATATAGGTTTAGACTTATACGTAACAGAGACTGATGTATTAGCCGCAGGTAGCGAGTCAGAGTTCTTTCAAACAGGACCAACGTACTTAGGTTACTCTTGCTTTATGTACGGAACGGAGTGTGTTGAACTATGAGCTTAGCAGATACAGAACTAACAATCGGCGGCGTTAAGCTAAAAGGAATCTACATTGCTGTAGTGTTCTCACTAGCAACAACCATTGGTTCATTCATCTGGGCTTCTAGCAGTTTATACGGAAGACTGGAAGCAGTAGAGGCACAACAGATACCTGATATAAGCCCCATACGTGAGAATCTAGCGACTTTAGGTACACGCCTAGAGACACTACTAAGTCAACAAGAAAAGCTCTTAGAATTGAATACAGACGTTTCTAAGCTATCTAACGATATTGAAGCTATGAAAGCTACGGTAGCTAAAGCAGAAATTATTATTAATGACATCGGCGATACAGAAGTAAAGTTTAAAACATTAACTAAAGAAGTCGAGGATTTGTGGAAGGGTATGGACTACCTTAACTCAAGTCCCTTACAGAGGTAAGCTATGTTAGATAAACTAATTGGACCAGTAACAGGACTACTTGACAAATTCATAGAGGATAAAGACAAGAAGAATGCCATCGCCTTTGAACTTTCGACAATGGCTGAAAAGCACGGGCAGGAGCTTGCGAAAGCGCAACTTGAAGTTAATAAGACAGAAGCGGCACATAAGAGCTTATTTGTGTCGGGTTGGAGACCTGCTGTTGGTTGGACTTGTTGTCTTGGACTTGCGAGTAACTACCTTCTTATCCCGATGGCAAATTTTACGCTTGCTCTTGCCGATTCTACCATTGAAGTCCCTATTTTAGATATGTCAACTATGATGCCAGTACTTATGGGTATGCTTGGTCTAGGTGCTATGCGGACTGTAGAAAAAGCTAAGGGTGTTGGGAGAAATAAGTAATGAGTATGTTTTCGCTTGTCGCGCAAGGATATGAATGGTATGATGATGAATTTTTATCTCCTGAAGAAATAGCTATACGGGAACAGGAAAAAGCGCAACTAGAGGCGTTATATGAAGCCAACAGAAACAAGACGGGTACTAATCGCGCCCCTGTTGGTCTAAAAAAACAATCAGATATAAACATGGCTGAACAAGCCGAAGCCAAAAGAAAAGCTCAAGAAGAAAAAGAAATTAACGAAAGGATGATTCAAGAGAACATAAGATGGGCTAAAGATAACGACCAATGGGACTACGAAAAAAACGAAATTATACCTGACCCATATTATAAAAAACCAGAGGAATTGGGTGGGGCAAAACGAAGAGAAGAAGAAGAAAGAAAAGCAAGAGAACAGGTTTATTATAACGAAGAACGCAAAGGAATGGCGAGTTCTGGACCGGGAATGTCAGAATTTTATGATAAGTTTCCCGACCAGAAGCAAACAAGTTATTTTGCTCCTGAAAATAAAGCCACAGGTGATACACGTAGTTGGGAAGAAATAAAAGAAGACTTTGTATCAGGCGTAGATGATGGTCCTGTGAGTCACAACCCTTATATGGGAGACAGGCTTAAATATCAGGATAAAATTTTAAAGTTTATGTATGGGGACGCTTATACTAATCGTGAAGAAATGGGCGGTAGTATAGGATATAATGTCATGGACGTTCCTGACTACTATACCAACCAGTATAGAGTGCCTTATGATAGTCCCGAAGGAAAAGATTTTGTCATAGACTTTCCTAAAGATATAGAAGGAGCAAAAGCACAAGCAGATGATTTTTATATTGAAAGCCTAACTAGAAGTCTTGAAAACGCCACAACGGATGAAGAAAAAGAAAGCATACAGAAACTTATAAATAATGGTGCGCCTACTTTTAATACAAGAGAAGACTTCCAATCTTATTATGATTTAGGTGTAGATGTTTATCAAAACAAAAAAGAACTTCTTGACAGCGGTGTAGCTGAAGCTGATATTCCTTTTAGTGTTAACAGTGAATTAAAAGATGCTTTACAGATACAAGAAGATGTAATGGCTAATTGGGTTTACTTCGGGGACGGTAGAAACTCATGGGTTGTAAATGACAATGCCGGTTTGTTTTTTAAAGATATAAACAATTATGAGATTTTTAAAGAGGGTGATGCTTATCTCAACACAGGGACTGGTTTTACACGCGGTTCTCTTGAGGGTTTTTTAGAAGACCCTGATTATTTCTTGGGCGGGTTTGGTGAGAATACTTATTGGATTAAAAAACCTGAAGTAATAGAACAGTCTACCTTTTCAAAAAACATGAGTATTGTCTCGGACGTAGTGTCTATACTAGCCCCCCCAGCCGCCCCTATTATTCAAGCGGGTAAAGTAGCGACAGCAGGTGGCGAGCTTGAAGATGTTCTTAAAGCAGGGGGCAAAGCCTATGTAAAAGGTAAAGTAAATGACGTAACTAAGGAATACATATTAGATACTTATGAAGCTATAGATATACCTGTAAGAGAACTTGACCTATACGCTCAATCAAAAATAGTAGACGTTACAAACGATGTTCTTGCGGGGAAATCAGGAACAGAATCGGCAACAGATGCGGTTCAAAGCATTGTATGGAAAAATATAAAAGAAGAAGTAGGTTATACTTTTGAAGAATTTGAATCTAAGTTTGATTTAAACCTACCTGACTTTGGTTTAGATATTGATTTACCAGACATAGACTTACCTGATTTACCTGACTTTGATTTAGATATTGATGTACCTGACTTTGATTTAGATATTGATGTACCTGACTTTGATTTAGACTTACCTGATATTGATTTACCTGACGTAGATATTCCAGACATCAATCTGCCAGATATAGACTTGCCTGATGTAGATTTAAACTTGCCAGACATGCCTGACTTAAATGTAGATTTAGACTTACCTGCTGTAGACTTAGATTTATCAGGAGTAGAAATACCAGAGTTTGATTTTGATTTAGATTTAGAAGGTTTAGATACCGAGGGTCTTGACATAGAAATGCCAGAAATGCCTGACATAGATTTACCTAGTTTAAGATTACCTTCTTTAAATCTAAGAAAACAAGAAAGAGAAGAAAAAGAAAGCGAAGTAGAGGAACTGTTTAGCTCGGAGTTATTTAAGCACGATACTCAAGTTAACTACACACAAGGATTGCTTGCTCCTAAAATAAACTTAAGGAAATTTTAAAAATGACTTACTTACAACTAGTAAACAGTGTACTACGTAGGATGCGTGAAAACGAAACTACTAGTATTGAAAACTCAACGGATAGTTATGTGAAACTAGTGGGTGAGTTTGTCAACGATGCTAGACGTATTGTAGAGGATGCTTGGGATTGGTCAGCACTTAGAAGTACAATCACAGTAACTACAGAAGACAACCTGTTTAGCTACAGTATGACAGGCACTAACAACTCCTTTAAGATACTGGACGTTATTAACGATACGTCAAACTTCTTTATGCGTCCTGCTAGTTCTTCTTGGATGAACAACGCATACCTAGTCCAAGAGCCTACTAAAGGCTCACCTGAGTACTACTCTTGGAATGGTGTGGACGCTAACGGTAATGCCTTAGTTGACTTATACCCTAAGCCTGACAAAGCATATACATTACGATTTAACATTGTTGATAGAGGAGACCCGTTTACTCTTGACGCAGATAAACTAGTTGTGCCTTCATTAGCAGTAGTGCAGTACGCAGTGGCTTTATCTTCTCGTGAACGTGGAGAGACAGGCGGTACTTCAGCACAGGAACTATTTGCTTTAGCGGACACTACGTTAGCAGATGCAGTAGCGTTTGATGCCGCTAGATTCCCTTCTGAAACTGTATGGACACCTTGCTAATGGCACAACAACTACAGAACATTACAGTACAAGCCCCAGGATTTGCGGGCATTAACAGTCAGGATTCACCTGTATCTATTGACCAGTCCTTTGCGGCTACCGCTAGTAACTGTATTATTGATGAATATGGACGTATAGGGGCACGTAAGGGCTATACGGAAGTATCTACTGATTCTAGTACAGCTACGCAGTTAGGCACTAGTAGAGGCGTAGAAGCTGTACACGAGTACGTTAAACGTGATGGGACTAAGACAGTATTCTCTGCGGGTAACAATAAAATATTCACAGGCACTACAACCTTAACACCTGTAACGCTTCCTGTAGGCTATACAATAACAGCTAACAACTGGAAGATAATTACATTTAACAATGACGTTTATTTCTTCCAACGTGGTCATAAGGCATTAAAAAGTACAGCAGGAAGTACTACTCTTGTAGAAGTAGTAGATGGCTCACACTATGCTCCTGAAGCTAACGAAGTTATAGGTGGCTTTGGTAAACTATGGGCGGCTGATGTATCAGGTAATAAACATACTGTATATTGGTCAGACACTCTTATTGGTATCAACTGGCACGGTGGCACATCAGGTTCATTAGACCTTACTAATGTATTCCCTAGCGGTGACGATGAAGTTGTCGCCTTATCTGTATTTAATAACTTTTTAGTTATATTCTGTAAGCGTTCAATTATTGTTTACTCAGGTGCTAGTAGTCCTGCTAGTATGGTACTACATGACACTGTAGAAGGCGTGGGTTGTATTGCTAGAGACTCCGTACAGCACACAGGTACTGACATTATATTCTTATCTGAAGATGGTGTACGTAGCTTCGGTAGGACTATACAAGAAAAGTCAATGCCTATGCGTGACATTAGTAACAATGTACGTACTGAGTTAACTGCGTTAGTTAGGTCACAGCTTAACCCTATTAAGTCTATCTATAGCGCAGATGAAGCATTCTACTTGTTGTCTCTACAGGACAGTCAGACTGTATACTGCTTTGATATGCGCACTACTTTACCTGATGGAGCTAACAGAGTAACTACATGGGCAAGTGTTAACCCGCGTAGCCTAGCGTTACTACAGGACGGTAGTGTTTACTTTGGTAGGGAAGATGGTATATTTAAGTATGAAGGCTATCAGGACAATGGCTCTTCTTATTTGATGTCGTACTACAGTAACCCACTAAATTTCGGTAACTCTACTAACCTTAAGTTTCTTAAGAAGTTTAACATTACAGTTATTGGTAACGTAGCTTCTAAAACTACACTAGCGTGGGGTTATGACTATGATGGTGGGTTTACTAAGAAAGCCTTTAGTACTGACTTAACTAACACAATTATATCTGAGTTTAATATAGCTGAGTTTAGCATAGGTAAATACACAATAGGCATAGACATACAACGTCCTAAGATTAACACAAGCGGTAGTGGGACTGTAGTAACCATAGGTATCGAATCTACTATTGATGGCGCACCTTATTCAATACAACAAATAGATGTACACGCTCTACTAGGGAGATTAATTTAAATGAGTAATTATACGATAACAACTAACTTCGGAGCAAAAGATAGTCTTCCTTCAGGTAACGCGGGTAAGGTAATTAAAGGCTCTGAGTTTACAACTGAATTTACAAATATACAGACAGCAGTAGCCACTAAGGCTAATATAGTTTCACCCACGTTTACTGGTGCAGTTACCTTTGATGCCGCAGTTACCGTAAACTCTACGGCTACAATCACGGGCGACTTAGCTGTAGATACTAATACATTGTTTGTTGATGTGTCTGAAAATAAAGTAGGTATAGGTACTGATAGTCCTGATTATGCGTTAGATGTAGATGGTACGATTGCCTCAAGAGATGCTTATTTGATTACAGCTAACTCAAGCGGAACTCCTTCAGCAGGTGCGTTTATGTTTAGACCTGCTAGTAATACATTAGCGTTAGGTACAAACTCTACAGAACGTATGCGCATTGACTCACTAGGCAATGTAGGTATAGGTACCAATAACCCACAGAGAAAGCTACACGTTCAAGATGGGGATATTCGCATTGAATCTACTTACCCTCGCTTGTACCTTACAGATACTGACCACAACTCAGACTATTCAATTATTAACAGCAACGGTTCTTTCCTTATTTATGATGATACTAATGCTAGTAATCGTATGGTTATCGACTCATCAGGCAACGTAGGTATAGGTACTACAACAGTAGGTCAGTTTGCTTCTACAAATGTTGGCTTAACAGTCGATAGCGGCAACGATTACTCTGGTATTGCTATGACTGATGGTTCAACCACGTCAACGCTTGCTCAGGGTTTTAGCACGACATATCTGTACAACCAAGCAAACGGCTCTATGCTTTTCGGTACTAACAACACAGAACGTATGCGTATTGCCGCAAACGGCAACGTAGGTATAGGTACTACTAGTCCTGACTCAATTCTTGATGTAGTTGGTGCAGACCCAATTTTAACTATTAGAGATACTTCTACTTCGGGTTCAGATTCACACGCAACGTTGAGGCTTGCGGAGTCAGGTGCATCTGACAGTTTAAATTTACATTATGATATTTCACTTGACGAAGGACACTTAACTTTTAATTACGACAACAATGGAAGCAACGCAACAGAACGTATGCGCATAGACTCATCAGGCAGAGTTGGTATAGGTACTAGTAGTCCTTATGTTAAAACTGAAATAACTGGCGGTGACTTGGCTGTAGGTGGTGGGGCAGGAGCTAGTAACTTAGGTTTCGAAATAAAAGGCGTTCCACTTTCAGCAATACCTTCAGCACAGGCACGTGGCTATGTAGCCACAGCAGATAGTGGGATGGGCACAGCTGGGGATTTGTTGATTGCTCCTAGAACGAATGCAAACGCGAGCGTTCGGTTTATTACAGGAACATCTCCTACAGAGCGTATGCGTATCGACTCATCAGGCAACCTATTGGTGGATACTACTTCTACTGGTGCAACTGGCGGTGGGTTTAGCTTTAGGGCGGGAAGTGTAAATTATATGAACATAGCCCATGCCTCATCAGTCGGACACGGGAATTACTTTGCCGCGTTTAAGCATAACGATACTGTAATAGGCACAATTACTAAAACGAACACTACAGGTGTTTCATATAACACTAGCTCTGATGAACGCCTTAAGGAAAACATCACAGACTCTGCTGATGCAGGTAGCAAGGTTGATGCTATACAGATTAGACAGTACGACTGGAAGGCTGATGGTACACATCAAGACTATGGTGTTATTGCACAAGAGTTAGTTGAAGTTGCACCTGAGGCAGTACATCAACCTGTAGATGAAGAAGACATGATGGGTGTTGACTACAGTAAGTTAGTACCTATGCTAATTAAAGAAGTGCAATCGCTACGTAGTCGTGTAGCAGAACTGGAGAATGTATAATGAGTGACGCAACAAAAAATGCAGCGACATCAGCTTTAGGAGGTCTTGGCGGTCTCCTCGATGCAGGAGTAAACGCGGCGGCGGCTTATGGAGTTAGTAAAGCTTTTGATAGCTCTATTGCAGATGTAAGAAGCATGGGGACAACAGCACAAACAGATGCAGAACTTTTAGGTTCTCAGCTAGCATCAGATACGGAGTTTCAACCGTTTACTGTAACTACTGGCACAGGGACTACTAAAGCAACGGATGAAGGCGGTTTTACTACTTCTCTCAGTCCTCAAGCTCAGGCTTTACAGACGGGAGGACTAACAGGAGCACAGAATTACCTGTCTGCTATTGGTCAAGACCCTATGTCTACAATGTTGGCTAGTCAGGCTCTACAAGCATATCAAGGATTAGGACCAAGCGCATTAACGGGTTTAGGCGTTGCAGATTATCAGGGTATCGGTCAAGACCCTATGCAACAGGCGTTGCTTGCTCAAGCTAGTCGTGGTTTTGCAAACATAGGTACTGACCCTAGACAGCAAGCATTGTTATCTCGTGCTGATACTGCCTTTAGTAGAGCAGGTGTAGACCCTAGTGTAGCACAGGCTGAGATTTATAATCAGATGAGAGCCGCCCAACGTCCTGAAGAAGAACGTCAGTCTTTAGCCTTAGAAGAGCGTATGTTGGCTCAAGGTCGCGGTGGTATTAGGTCAGCGGCATATGGTGGTTCTTCTCCAGAGTTACTAGCGCAAGAGACTGCTAGACAAGAGGCAATGGCTAGAGCAAACTTAGGGGCTAGGTCACAGGCTATGCAGGAACAACAACAAGCCTACGGTCAGGGTCTAGGTTTCTTAGGTCAAGCGTCAGGTATGCGAGCGCAGGAATTAGCTGAAGCCTCTGGATTACTAGGAGCAGGTTATACTCCACAGCAAATGGAATTATCTAAAGCACAGGCACGCTTTGGTGCGGGTATGACTCAGGAACAAGCAGACTTAGGAAGAGCACAAGCCCTACAAGGAGCAAGTTTCTTACCACAACAACAAGACTTAGCTATGGCTACAGGCTTAATGGGTATAGGTTATACTCCAGAACAACAATCACTAGCGGCTTTAGGTTATGGCTTAGAAGGCGGCAAGTTAGCCCTAACAGGACAAACAGCAGGTGCAGAGTTCGAAGGTCAGTTAGGTCAAGTTGGTCTACAAAGCAAGATACAAGCAGAGCAAGTAGCCGCAATGATGGACCAAGCCCGTATAGAAGGTTTGTTTGATGCAATTGTAGGTGATGGTTCAGCAGGCGGCGGTGGAATTATAGGCTCTGTGATAGATGCTTTTTAGTTAACAAAAATACCGATAAGAAGGATTAATAAAAATGGCTAGAAGAGATATAGCAGGATTATTGACAGGAATACCTAGCAGTGGTGGCGGTAGCTTTGCTGACGTAATGACACGCAGTGCTGGTAAAATGGGCGGTCTAATGGGCAGGTACGGTAAGGGTGTTTTTACAGGGGATTCCCGTAGCAACGAACAAAGACTAGCGGACAGTATTAAAAACTTTGATAGCGCATCACCTGAAGCTCAGAAAGATTTAATAGGCAGACTTCAGGCTAGTGGTGAAAGCTCTGTGGCGGCTCAACTTCTTGGTCAGTTAAAGGAAAATAAAGTAAAACAAGCTAATGACCAAAGACGAGAAAACATGATTGCTCAGTCAAATAGTTTAGGTTTGCAGGAAACTTCTACTCTTTTGACAGACGGTGGTAGTTTGGATAAAGGTGCTGAAGATATAAGAAAAGCACAAGAGGCTAATATACTTAAAAAACAAGGGCGTAAGGGTAAAGTAGCAATAGCTAATAGCCGTAACGTAGGAGCGTCTGTGCTTAAAGCTATAGGGCAAGGTGAATATGATTCCTTAAGCAGTGAAGATTTTCTTAAAGTACTCTCAGGTGAAAAAGCACAACTTAAAGTATATACAGATTCTAGCGGTCAAGCAAAACCATTCCGTGTAAATGAGTCAGGTAAAGTATATAACAAAGACACAGAAAAGTGGGTTATGCCTTCTGAGTTAGGTCTGACACAAGCCGCACAGCTGACTAGAACAATTACTGATGCTGATAGAATATCTAGTAAGCTAAGAGACAAGGCTACAGATAACTTTTTTGTTGCTAATGAAAAAGCACTTGGAGCGCAAAAAGTATTAGAAATTAATGCTAACTCTCGTTCATTGATGGAGGAGGGTATTATTACTGGAGCAGGGGCTAATTTCTTATCAGGTATGGCTAGTATTGGTGTACAGTTAGGTATTGTACCTCAGGGTGTTGAAGATACGTTAGTAGCTACTCAAACATTTATGGCTGAACGAGGCAAGCAAGTCCTTGCGTTGTTAGGCTCAGGAGATGTTGGTGCGGGTACTGGTATTTCGGATAAAGATGTTCAGTTTATGAAGGAAGTAGCAGGTCAGCAAATTACGCTTAATAAAGAAACTTTAGCACGTATTATGCGTATTGAAGAACAAGCCGCTAGGAATGCTATTGCTACAAGTAACTCACGTTTAGAAGTAATGAAGCAGTATGTTGGCGCAGACGAAGACTCTGCTCTATTGGATACGTTCTTTGTGCCTTTACCGCCACCTTCTTCTCAAAAATATGAACCATCAGATTTGACAAATAAGTATTTGCAAGAGGCTAGACAACGTACTCAAAATCCACCGCGTATGCAAAGTATAGTACAAGACCCAAACGCAAGTTTAATAAATAATGCAAAACAAAGTCCATTACTTAGGTAGGGTTTATAATGCAAACTGAAGAATATACAAGAGACGAGTTGTTGTACGCTTTAGACTTAGCTGACAGCAAACAAGATGGGTTAGCGGTTGATAGGCTTACAGAAATGCTTGACGAGTTTGACAAGTCTCAAGGCTATCAGCCTGAAGAGTTTGTTTCCAAAGAGTCTTACAGAAAAGTACTAGCGGACGCAGGTAAAACAGTAGATGACTTACCTGTGTTTTTAGAAGAGTTAAAACAAAAGGAAGAAGCAGGTACGTTGTCCAATAGAGAACGTGGTATTTATGGCGCGTTAAGCGGTAGAGGTGGACTAGGTACTGGTCTTGATTTGGTAGGGACAGGTATAAGCCTTTCGGCTAGAGAGGTTAGCAAGTTTATACCTGACAGTGTAGAAAAGAAAGTTGTTGACGGTGTTACTGACACAGTTAAAAAGCTAGGTGAAATACCTACTGTCCAGAATGCGCTAGAAGCAATTGGCGAAGGCTACCAGTCCTATCTACAGTGG